AAGTACAATTCACCTTGTTGACCACTTGTTGGCCAGTTAGCGAACCCAACAGTGTAAGTACCGTTAGTTGTAACTTTCTGCCAATTGGCCTGACTATAATCAAGAGTAATTGTTGTGCCACTTGTTGGGGTACCCAAATTCAAGAAAGTGAAACTTGGACTCATCATTTGAGCATACATGATCTGATTATAGTTCATGTCGTTAGATAATGTTTGACCAGTCAATGCACTAGTAGTAAGTGCCTTGGCTTGCAAATCGCTAACTTCACTCTGAGCGTAGCTGAAATTGTTACGAATATTCGTAAAGTTGTCTCGGAAACCCTGACTGCTGTTATCTTGTCCTGCAATCGGGAATGTTCCGTCGATATTATTTGGGTTAATGTTAGACATTGTAGATTTAACTCCGGTATTCTGTATTTAGTCTATCTATATTTATAGAAGCGGGCCTGTGCTAGGGAAAATTAGCCAATTATCCCCGACTTCTGGATTTTCGTAAGAAATTCGATTATTAATGAAACGTGTACCATATCCATCGAATCTAGTGTTTTCGTTGGCTGGGGCCAACATTGTCGGAACGTTGATATATCTTGGAACGGTTTCACCCAATGTTAGTGCTGTGTTATACAGACTGATAGATTCAGAGTGTGTTTCACCATAATTTATCTGTAACTGATCGTTTGGTATAATCATACTAGTTATTTGAGAAGCCGATGTCCCAATTCCCACTGTTCTCAAGAAAGTCACAGGAGTCAATGTGACGATATTATTTGAATCTATATTGATTGCCCACACGTTTGCACGTAAGTTTGCCGTTTTCCAAACTGTATCTAAAATGTTGCCATTTTTATCAAGTTCCGACACGAACATATAATATACGTTGTTTACTAGAGCAACTTGATCAAGTATTGGGTTAGATGGGAATCCAGTAGTAGTACTAGCAAATTTCACACTATTTGTAAATTCATTCCATCCTGGAATAATTGATCCGTTCGGGTATACCCAACCATCATATTGAGCTGTCTCGTTTACGTAGTTTTCTTGTTGTAGGAATACTAGAGTGTCTCCTGATTGGAAATCAGTAACTCCATCTAAACCACCCAGAGAATTGATCTGACTTACTGTTTGATTGTTAATCATATTGAACGCAAGACCAGAGACTCCATAATCTACCCCAGTAGCAACAACCCCTGTGCGCTCTATTCTATCAAAAGTAGTTTCTTCCCCTAGATCATACAGTTGAGTGCTGATATTGTAATTTGCACTGTAAGAATTATCCAGATCGTAACGGTCAACTAAGAAGTTAATTTCATTGAAACTAATACCATTAGCACCCAAACGATACGCAATCAACTTACTTGCGCCTGGAACCGTATACGCAAGCACAATTGCTCTTGTGAAACCCAGAATTTGTTTGTTTGCTTGTGGACTTGTCATCCAATCAGGTAATGCTCCGATGTTTTCAAACCCAACAGCATTACTAATGACATTGGACATATTTGCAAAACTGTTTGTGTATACTGTTTGGTCGATTTTGGTATCTAGTACTCCCGTAGATGAAGTAGTAGAGTAAACATAATCGGGTTCGAGTTCGATATAAACTACTTCGTACTTGGTATTGAAATTTGCATCCACTGCGATAGCAGTTTTGATGTCTCCGAATTCAATTCGTTTTGTGTAAGTATTTGTAGTCATTGCTGAGAGGTATGTTGATATCTCTGTTGGGTTCAGCCCAGCCAAGAACAAACTACGGATATCACGAGCCACTCCGAAATTCAAATCACTTGCTCTATATAATAATTCTGTTGGGAATATATCTGTATTGTTTACGATACTTAAGAATAAGTCTCGTTGATCAATTGATGGCAACGCCTTGATGTAAAGATTTTCGTATGGCAATGAATTGTAATTATTCACAAAGACACTGAATGATGCTTGACTACTTGATGTGCCATCAGTAGTGGTTGCTTGGATTGTGAAGTTATATAAATTATCAAAACTACTTACTATACCATCAATGGTAGTGGTGCCTTCATCAAGTTCAAAGAATTCAAATCCTGCTCTACCAACAATTAGACCATCTTCATTGAGTTGTAGCCCTTGTGGCAACTCACTACCGTCACTGACTAAACTATAAGATAATTCTCTTCCAGAATTATTGACCGCAGAAACATACAATTCACTTACTGATCCGTTATCTATAATCCCTAAGTTTCCACTCGTAGACCAATTGATAGTATTAGTAATGTCACCGAGAATATTCAATGTATAAGTGACTGGAACACTTTGTAATGAAACATCATTTGTCTCGTAAGTATAGACTTGGAAGTTATAAGTTTGTATTGCCTGGGGTTGAGCGCCAACTGTACCACTGAACCATCCTGTAGTGGGGTCCATAATAAGTCCTGGAGGGGCACTCAAGTTTTCTTGATCGAACCCAGTGGTATCGAATCCCTGGGTTCCACCTTGGTCGAACCCCGCCGCGCCACTAGATAATGATAATCCATAACTTAACTCATTGCCTGCAGGATCGACCCCTTGGAATTGGAATGCAAACTTGCTATTACTACGTACTTCTGGTAATGTTTGACTCGGAGTAGTAAGGATAGGTACATAAACATTGTCGTGATCAATTGTTAGATATGTGTTATCATCAGTAATGTACGAACTATCTGCTGTAAACTGCCCTTTTGCAATAACACTTAACGAATATGTACTACTTGCATAATTTGCACCATCGAATACTGTTACTGTAAATGTGTAGTTGTTATTTTGATATTGTGGTGCAGGTTCATACCCGTATTCGTTGAAGGGAGTAGTCCCGAAACCAGCTAATTCACCAACAGTGCCACTACCATCATTGATTGTACCATTGCGTGATGCAATAAATGAAATGAATTCGCTATTAGATGTTGCCCCAAAATTTAAGAAATTTGTTGTGCCTAAAGTCAAGATAACATATGCTGTTCCTTGAACGATTTGTGTTGCAGGAATTTCAGTGACGAGTGAAGTATAATTTGAAATCGGAATAACAAACCCACTTATCAACCCAGAACTAGACATTTCAACCCCAGTAGGCAAACTACCAGAGCTAATAGCCCACGTTAATATTGCATCTGGATTAAATTCATCTGCTTCCAATTGCAAACTGAAAAACGATCCATCAAATACTTCTCCGAGATTCGCAGGAGTAGTAATTATTGGTGGATTAACGTTTGCGATAGTCATGGCGAATGACTTATCTGACACTAATCCATTTTGATCTACTGCTCTTAATGAAAACGTATAATTGGATGTTTCATTTGAGACATTGTTTAAATATGGGCCACCTTGAATTGTACCTGAACTACTTGCAGAGTTTGAACTAATACGTATACCAGGAGGTAATTGCCCTGCTAAAAATTTGAACGACACTGGGCCACCATTAGGATCGTATGCGGCTATTGGATATTCAAAGTAACTACCTTCAGTTACTGTGCCTAAGTCAATTTCTCTTTGCCCTTGACCAGTTGTCCAAATTGGGTTCGCCATATTAGAATGTCATCCAAGTGTTATTTGTTGTGGTGTAAGTTAGATTCACACCTACATTACCACTAGAAAAGAAACTATTTGATAAGAAAGTAATTTGTGGAACTAACGGATTGTTTTGATACACATAACAGCTAGTGATCGGAACAAGACTTGTTATTTGTAATTGCTGACCATCACTGTCTACTGCTGGCAAATTAATCCATACGTTTGCGATAGTTCCGGTACCAGTTAAAACAAGTTTTCTGTATCCTTGTGTACCATCTACTACCATACCATTGGTAACGTTGGTAATAGAATAACTGCTAAGATAACTAAAATTATTGTTTGTTTTTTGAAATGCAGTGCGGATAGGGTCACCAGTGCCATCGTTTGCAGTAGTGCCTAGGTTGACTAATGTGATTGGGGTTAAACTCATAATTTCGTTTTGCCTAAATATTTCTAGTATTTATGCAAAAACGAGTTTAGAATCCTGCTGATTTTAGTCTTGCCGCAATTTGATCTAACGCTGAACTAACAGTGCTTGGGGCGCCGTTCCAGTTAGAGATATTTGCTGGGGTGTATGCTACATTGCCTGCATCAAGATTGCCGATAGCGATATTAGCAAAGTTTGTATTGATTTTTGTAAATGCTAGACGTAATGGATCACCTGTTCCATCCCCAGCTGTTGTACCGATGTTTACACTTCCGAATTGGATACTCATAATACTGTCCTATATATCAGTATTTATTTACCAGAGTATATACGACGGTTCACACGTTCCCAGTTAGTGATTTTCCAGATGTTATCAAGATACTTTTTCTTGTCGGAACCGAGCCAAGCGTGTTCCCACATATCAATCAGCAACGCAATATCTTTGCGCTCTGCGTGATTTTTGATAACTTTTAAAGTACCTGATCTAGACAAATAAATCCACCCCGAGCCTTGGATTTTTAACGCTTCTTCTTTTACTGTCCGTTTAAAGTCAATATAAGTGCCAAAATGTTGGTTGATAAGAGCAAGGCTAGCGCCATATGGGGCATTGGCACCACGGACGGGGCGAAACTGTTGGAATAAGATATCGTGAAGGAACGCACCTGCTTTATTGAAGGCGTCGTCCCCTTCGTGCTTGTTATAACGATCTACATAACCTTTGTAGAGTTTGTCATAGTGATTATCAATGTTAGATTTGCTTAGTACTGGGGTAAATGCGCTATGTGAATATTTTAATTTCACACGCTCAAGATGTTCTCGTTCTTCTAATAGTTGGATTAAATCACGCATTATGTATTTATTTTTGATTTTTCATATTCAAATGTGTTGTCACGATATTGAATCCAACGATCATTCGATTTTTTTTGGATTTCTTGAAAATTTAAATCTTTTAAAGATGTATTCATCAAGTAATCTCGATCATATCCATATGATAATAACGATATAAATTCGGCTGCGCATGGTTTTGCCAATCCTGCGTCCCAGTATTTTTGCCTAAGGTCAAATGCGTATTGTTCTGCGGCCACTGAATCCCAATATTTGTTTTTCCATTGATGGCCATTTTCAATTACTGAATATCCGTATTTTTCTGGATTATCTGAAAACGTTGTACCATTGACAAATGTTAGTGGAAACATGTATCCAAATGTTATGGGGCATTGTTTGTCGAATATCCAAGGAATCCATTTATCTAGTGTTTCGGGGTTATCTTCTGGGAGTCCTATTATTAGTGTCCCAGAGACTCTAACACTTTCACCCCATTGGTCTTTTAGGTTATAAAGTATGTCTTTTACTTTTTCCGAATCCATGCCCTTTCCGACGGTTCTTGCCGAGGGAGTATGTAGACTTTCTATGCTTATCCCAGCAGATTTAATCCCCAATTCTTTCAATAATGATACTTGTTCTGGGAATTTGTCTAATAACTCATATCTAATAAATGCGAAGAAATCTATATCTACCCCGCTACGGTCTCTGGCCCTAAGTACATCTTCTAACTTTTCCGTGGTTTCATTAAAGATGTTATCAACGATGGAATATTTCGTTATTCCTGCCAGATCATAATTGCTTTTAAATTCGTTGGTAAGAACATCTATACTTTTGTGATGTGGATCACTGCCCTTTTTTCTACCCAAGATTGGATAATCGCAAAACTTACACTTGAACATACACCCACGGGATGTTTCTAAGTATAGCATTTCCCCTGGGGATAATAAATCTGATCTATCATATAAAGTATCACCATAATTTTTAAAATCGAACCCGATAGCATTTTTATTATGATTTATTAATTTCACATTACCGGCTGGAAAATACTTTTGGTTCGATGAATTTCTTAAGTTATTTGCTAACTCTACAACTGTTTGTTCCCCATACCCCTGTACAAAAAAATCAATGGTATTTTGCAAGAATGGTATTTTAATTGTATGCCATTCCCCACCATATACTAACTTTAAGTTTGGGTTCTTTCGTTTTAAATGTAAAAATAAGAATTTAATTTTTGTATCATCTGCCGGCCAAGTCGTTACAGTCGATGCGTTGAAATAATCTGAAAAACTACGTATATTCTGTTTTTCCGCTCCACTTGTCTTAGTGAAAGTTGTACCACTGAATCCGATAAACAGAGTCTGTTGATCTACTATTAAATTTAATAAATTATTTAGACTTTTGATATCATCTAGCCAAGATGAAAAAAAATCTAATACCTTTACCGTGTACCCATTTCTTCGCAATTCAGTGGCTAGTCTAAAAACCCCGAGACTTCTCGAATGAGCTAACGAACACTCATCTGCAAATAAAATTACATCATAACCAGTTCTGACTGTCATTTATTACGATACACAACTCTGCCGCGGTTCATATCGTAGGGTGACATTTCTACATCAACTTTATCACCTAATAATATACGTATATTATGCTGTCTGAGTTTTCCGCCGATAGTTGCTATGATTTGATGTTTGTTCTCTAGC